TTGATTTTCCTAGATGAGTTCGCGTTCGTACAACAAGGTATGGCGGAGGACTTTTTCCGTTCAGTATATCCTACAATTTCGTCTGGTAAAGATTCAAAGGTAATTATCGTATCAACGCCTAACGGTATGAACCACTTCTATAAGATGTGGGAAGATGCCGTTGAAGGAAGAAACACATACAAAGCGTTTGAGATCAATTATTGGGATGTTCCAGGGAGAGATGCCGCGTGGAGGGCAGAAACAATATCAAACACTTCTGAAGAACAATTCAAACAAGAATTTGAATGTGAGTTCTTGGGTTCTGCCGGAACATTAATTAACCCCGCTAAACTACACGCAATGGTTATGCGCGATCCAATATTCATGAAAGATGATTTGAGAGTTTATGAAGAAACAGTAGAAGGCGAAGCTTATGTTATTGCCGTTGATGTTGCCGAGGGAAGGGGGCAGGATTATTCCTCAATGAATGTAGTCAATGTATCAAAACTACCTTTCGTTCAAGTTGCTACATATAGGTCAGACGAGATATCGCCATTATTGTTTCCGAGCAGAAGTTGCTAATATTCTACACTATGACTTAGAATACGACAACTCGATAAACGAGTCCGGCGTTCACAATAAACTGGGTCGTAAAATGACTAGTCGTATTAAAGCGATCGGTTGTTCAAACCTCAAAGATTTGATTGAGGGGGATAAGTTAACAATCAATGATCCAGTCACAATCACAGAACTATCAATGTTCGTCACTAAGGGTAAATCTTGGGCTGCCGAAGGCGGTGGTCACGATGATATGGTGATGGGTTTGGTTATGTTTTCTTGGTTATCGACTCAACCAGAATTTAAAGAATTGACCGATATGGAATTAAGAGTTCGGTTATACGCAAACAAAATATATGAAATCGAAGAAGAACTAACGCCGTTTGGGTTTATAGACGGAGGAAGTTATCCTCAAGATTCGGAGATTGTCGTGGAAGGTGGGGAGGTTTGGTCAACAACCACATACGATGGACACGTCTTCTAAGAACTCAATTATTATAAATAATAGCATCGAAACAATAGTGCTTCGACATGTAATTTAATATAGGAGAATGACAATGGGATTTCAACTAAGTCCAGGCGTCCAAACTCGAGAAATCGATTTGAGCACGTCTATCCCTGCAGTTGCTACCAGTCTTGGTGCTACGGTTGGTCGTTTCTCTTGGGGTCCAGCAGGTGTTTCACATCTGATTACCTCAGAGAACGATCTAGTTAGCGTTTATGGTAAGCCAACTAATGATACATATCCTGCATTTTTAAGCTCAGCAGCTTTTTTAAGCTACTCAAACTCACTTCAAGTGGTTCGCGTAGTTGATTCTGGCGCCACTAATGCTACTACAAGTAGTGAAAGTGTACAGATTAAAAATACAGAAGATTTTGATACACAATTAGCGAGCGGTACTTTAGCTCAAGAATTTTATGCTAGATACCCTGGAACATACGGTAATGGTATTTCTGTAGAAACGCACTCAGGCGCTGGTTGGTCCGGTTGGGCTTTTGCTGGTGCTTTCGATGTAGAACCTGATGCTTCTAATAACGAACTCGCTGTTGCGGTTGTTATTGGCGGCGAAGTTGTTGAATCATTTTTAGTGGCTGACACTGAAGGTGCTAAAGACGCAATGGGTTCTAACATCTACATGGAAGAAGTTATTAACAGCATGTCTAAATTAATTTGGACAGTTGCTGCTAACGTTAAGACATCTTCAATTTCATCATACGTCCTTGCTGGCGGTAATGCCGTTTCTGCTGGTGTTGCTGAAATTCCTGCATCTTGTTCTGATGGAACATCTGTTGATGAAGCCGCTTGTACTGCTGCCTCAGGAACTTGGACTGCTACAGTTCCTGCTGTTCCTGAAGGTTCTGTTGGTGCTGTAGATGTTAATCTATTAATCGCTGGTGGTGTCACTAATGAAGAAATTGCTACTGTAACAGTTGTTTCTAAGTATATGACTGAAATCATTGCCGAAGGTCGTAAAGACTGTATGGCTATTCTTTCACCTGCTAAGGAAAGTGTAGTAAATGTTGGCGGAGCAGCTAATGCTATCGCTAATGTAATTGCTTGGAGAACTGGCGCTTTGAATATCGCTTCTTCATACGCAACTCTTGACGGAAACTACAAGTATGTTTACGACAAATATTTGGACACATACCGTTGGATTGGTTTTTCCGCCGATGTTGCTGGTCTTATGGCTCGCACCGATGACGTTCGTGATTCTTGGTTCTCTCCTGCTGGTTTGAATCGTGGTCAAATTAAGTCTGTTGTAAAACTTGCTTATAGTCCGTCAAAATCACATCGTGATCAATTGTATAAACTTCCTAATGGAATCAACCCAATCGTATCGTTCCCTGGACAGGGTACAGTGCTTTGGGGTGATCGTACGATGCTACTCAAACCATCTGCGTTTGATCGTATTAACGTTCGTCGTTTATTTATCGTTGTCGAAAAAGCAATCGCTATTTCTGCTAAGAACTTCTTGTTTGAATTTAACAACCAGTACACTCGTAGAAACTTTGTGAATATGGTCGAACCTTATCTTGCCGCTATTCAAGGCAGACAAGGTATATACGATTTCGCAGTTATCTGTGATGGCACCAACAATACTGCTGAAGTAGTTGATGCTAACCAGTTTGTTGCTAGTATGTATATCAAACCCGCTAAGTCGATCAACTACATCACCTTGAACTTCATCGCAACTAAAACTGGCGTTAACTTCTCTGAAGTTATCGGTCAGGTATAATACAGGAGAATAAAAATGGATTATACTGAATTTGAAAGTCAAATTAAAACCGGCGGAAACTACGCGCGGAGTAACCTCTTTGAGGTCGACGTTGCTGGTTTCAGTACCTCCAAATTTGATGTTAAGGCGGCTTCGTTGCCTACAACTACCGTTGGTGTTATCGAAGTTCCTTACCAAAACCGTAAATTGAAGGTTCCTGGAGATCGTACATTCCAAGACTGGACTATTACGGTAATCAATGATGAGGGAATGAGACTTCGTAACGATTTATTGACATGGCAAAATGAACTTCAAGGGTTTGAAAACTTCTTTGGTTCTGACGGCAAAACGCCAATACAGCATCATAGAAAGATGGTGATTACCCCATTGAATAGAAAGATGATTGGTTCTGTTGATTTAAGTTGGGAAACTGCCGATACTGTACAAGAATATACAGTAACGTTTAGTATCACACATGATAATTCATTAGCAGCATCCACGATTCAAGGCGCGAGCGCTAAGCATGATGGCGAAAGCTAATAATGGAGCATAAAAGAAACCGTTATAAATATTCACATATTTTAAACGGTTAGGATACACTATGGAATTATTCGGTTATAAGGTCGAAAAACAATTAGGTTCAGCGACGATAGAAAGGGGGTCTACCTCGTTCGTCGCTCCTGATTTAAACGATGGTTCCACGGTTATCAACGGTGGAGGAGTAAACGCCTTCACCACCAATTTTGACGTATCTTTAGTATCGAGAGACTTCACAAAATCCCGAGGCAGAACTTGCTATCGATGATGTTATTAATGAAGCAATCGTATTGGACCCATATAAGGACGCGGTAATTATTCATCTGGATAAACTAGATGTTTCAGATAATATCAAAAAGGTCATCACAGATGAATTTTCTGTGATAACTAAGAAACTAGAATTTAATTCTTCTGGTCCAGATATTTTTAAGCGTTGGTACGTTGATGGTGCAATTCACTATCATATTATTTTTGATAAAGAAAATGTCAAGAAAGGTATTAAGGAGTTGAGATATATTGACTCCATGGATATCAAAAAGGTCAAAGAAGTAACAAAAGAAAAAAATGCTGACGGAACACAAACCCTGAAGGTTTCTGATGAAGCAATCGCCACCTCGGATAGCGGTCTATTCGACTCAGGCAGAGAAACGACATTGTCTTATTTACATAAATCAATGAAACCTATTAACCAACTTCGTATGCTTGAAGACGCTATGGTTATTTACAGAATATCAAGAGCACCCGAAAGACGTGTGTTCTATATTGATGTTGGTAATCTACCGAAATCTAAAGCAGAACAGTATTTAAGAAACATCATGAACAAGTTTAAAAACAAAATGGTTTATGACGCTTCAACTGGTAAAGTCAAAGACGGTAAGAACTCAATGTCTATGATGGAAGATTTTTGGTTGCCAAGAAAGGAAGGCGGTAGGGGCACAGAAGTCACCACATTGCCA